TATATCATTCACAGAATACGAAACAACAAGCACATTCACAATTAGACAATAATGGAAATACAAGTATTGACATTTGCGGAAGCAAAGCAACCAGAATATAAAGAGAAAAAAGGCGAAGGTTATATGCAGTATGGTCAAAACAATGACTATCCGCAATACCTTTTAGACCTATTTAACAAATCTGCCAAGCACAACGCTATCATTAGAGGCAAGGTAAACTACATTGTAGGGAACGGGTGGGTAGGCGAAGAGGCTATTGTTAAGAAGGTAAATAGAGAAGAGACCCTTAATGATTTGACTAAAAAGGTTGCTTTGGACTTAGAGTTATTCGGCGGTGCTTATATCCAAGTTATATGGAGTGTAATGGGCGCACAGATTGCTGAGTTATGGCACTGTGATTATACAAAGATTAGAACTAACAAAGACAACACTCAGTTTTGGTATAAAGAAGATTGGAAGGCTACACGCAACCAAGAAAAAGCTGAGGTATACAATGCGTTTAACCCTGCTAACCCACAAGGAGTTCAGATACTTTATGTAAAGGAATATAGACCGGGAATGAACGTTTATAGCCTTCCGGGTTATTTCGGTGCGCTTAACTACATTGAGAGTGATGTAGAAGTAAGTAAGCACGTCTTAGGAAATGCTCAGACCGGGTTTTCTGCTAGTAAACTTATCACATTACCAAACGGAGAGCCAAGCCCTGATGAGAAACGTGCAGTAAGCAGACAGTTCGATAATATGTATACGGGTGCAGACGGCAAGAAGTATTTACTTGCTTTTGTAAACGATGCAACTAGAAAGCCTATTGTTGATGACTTAGGTGCGAGTGATTTAACCAAAGAAGATTTTAGTAGAGTAGACGAGTTAATACAGACTAACATATTTAGCGGACACCAGATTACAAGCCCTGATTTATTCGGTATCGCAACACCTGGTCAATTAGGTACGCGCCAACAGATGCGCGATAGCTACGAGATATTTAACAATACTTATGTACGCTACAAGCAGATGCAGATTGAGGGTGTATTTAATATGCTCGGTCAGTATGCAGGTGTAACAGTAGAATTAAAGTTGCAGCCGGTAGACCCTATCGGAATTGATTTTAGTGAGAACGTTATTTTACAGGTAGCACCAAAACAATGGATTTTAGAGAAGCTTGGAATAGACCCTACTCAGTACAATTTGCCTCTTGAAACAGAGCAACCAATGGCAGCAAGTCCTTTAAATGTTAATGAGCATATTAAAGGCTTAAAGGGTCGTGAGTGGCAAAATATGCAGCGTATCATTAGAGAATTTAACAAGGGTAAAATAAGCAGAGAACAAGCTACTGCGATGTTAAAAGCAGGATATGCTTTAACTGATGAAGAAGTTAGTACTTGGCTTGGTAGTGAGGAGTTAGAATTTAGCGAAGAAGATTATCAAGTTTTTTTTGAGTTCGGAGATGATAGAAACACTTATGAAGTTCTTAAAAGCAAAACAAGATTTAGCGACGATGAGGACTATCAGGCTTTTGCAGATGTAACGCAGTTACAATCTAATATTTTAGATTTAATTGTTAAGGATAAGAGAATTACCCCAGAAGTAATTGCTGACACTTTAAAGGAAGATATAGGAGCAGTAAAGCGTGTTATTGATATTTTAATTGAGAAGGGGTTTATTAAGACTACCGATGTAAAGCAGGGCAAAGGAATTGATAGCAACATCATTATCGAAAGACAATTAACTGCTCCTATCAGCAAGATTGTTGAAGCTATAAAGCCTGAGACTACTCAAATTTTAATTAGATATAGTTACGAGTGGAAGGCAGGTTTTAATGATAGCGATATAGATACAAGCAGACCTTTTTGCAAGTATTTAGTAACCGCTAATAAGTTTTATACTCGTAGCGAGATAGAAATGATGAGTGCAAGACTTGGCTATTCTGTATGGGATAGACGAGGCGGTTGGTACACTAAGCCGGGTACAAATACACATTCGCCAAGTTGCAGACACGAGTGGAAGTCAAACATAGTTAAAAGAAAATAAGAAATGAGCTTAAACACATTATTCATATCGGTTCAAAATATTAAAGACCGCTCTGGCTTACACGCTAACGTAGACGAGAAACTTGTATTACCTGAGATTAAAACTGCACAGGATATTTACATACTACCTGCGCTTGGTAGTGCTTTATATAACAGACTACAAGCAGGGATAACGGCGAACAATTTAAACGCTAATGAAGTTATTTTATTAGACCAATACATAGCAGATACTTTGGTGCATTATGTACTTAGTGAGCTTCCAATGGGTTTATCTTATCAGTTCTATAACAAAGGCTTGTTAAGGAAGGGTGGCGAGAATACCGAGAACCCGTCTATGCAAGACATGATTGATGTAGCTAATAGATACAAGACAAGAGCTGAGTTCTACAAGCAAAGAATGATTAAATACTTAAAAGAATATTCTACACTTTACCCTGAGTACTTGAATCCGGGAAGCGGCATTGATGCAATACACCCTGAGAACGATGCTTACACAACGAGCATCTGGCTTGGAGATTTTGATTGCTGTGCAGGTAAAAGCTTCGAGGAGTTATATCAAGGAAACAGAGGTTGTAGCGACTGTTAAATATGAGCAAAGTAACAACAATAAAGAACCAAAATAAACTGCGTGTTTATTTAGAAAAAATTAAGAATGAGCCTGAGCCTAAACCAAATTGTAAAGCAAATAACGACACTCGGAAACGACCACGAACAAATTAATTTTGTTTACTTCGGAGATGTGTGGGAACGTTTAAGCAACGGAGAGGTAACTTATCCGGCTATGTTCTACACTTTAACGGGTGCAACTATAAACGCTAAAAATATTACTTATAATTTTAGCCTTTATTTTATGGATAGAATGCTAATGGAAGAGAGCAACGAAACGGAAGTTTTGTCTGATATGACATTAGTAGGTCAGGATATAGTAGCGCAGTTAAGATACCCCAAAGCTATATGGGATATTGGCGAAACTGCACCTATGACTTATTTTACCGAAAGCGACCCTGACTATCTTGCCGGAGTTAAGATAGATATAACAATGGAATTACCATACTTAAACGATAGATGCCAAGTGCCTTCTATTTATACATACTAAGATGATAGGAAAAAAGATTAACCAATTAGCTACTGAGTTAGCACCTACTACAACCGATTTAACTATTATAGGCGACCCGGTAACAGGAGTAAGTAAGAAGATTACACTTGAACAATTAGGTGCGATTTTTGGCGGTGCTGTATCGTTTTATACAAACCTTGCTTCGTTCCCGGCAACAGGTGTAATAGACATTATTTATTGTGCGAAGGACACCCAGAAACTTTACTTATGGTCTGGCTCTGCTTATGTAGAGGTATTCCCTTCACAAGCTTTGTTAGATACTTATCAGCTAAGAAGTGAAAAGGGCAACGCTAATGGCTATGCTTCTTTGGATAGTTTAGGTAAAGTACCTATCAGTCAGCTACCGAGTTCTATTATGGAATATAAGGGAACTTGGAATGCAGCAACTAACACTCCAACACTTGCAAACGGAACAGGAGATACAGGCGATGTATATATTTGTAACGTAGCAGGAACTGTAAACTTTGGAGCTGGTCCTATTACTTTTGCGGTAGGAGATTATGTAATTTATTCAGGAACTATATGGCAGCGTTCAAGCGGTGCGGTAGGAACAGTTACAAGCGTAGCTGCATCTATTACGGGAGATAGTGTTACGATTAGTGGCAGCCCTGTAACAACATCTGGAACTTTGGCTTTTGCTTTTAATGGCACAACGGCTCAGTATATTCGTGGTAATGGTACTTTAGAAACCTTCCCTTCTTTAACAGGCTTTGTTCCTTACACGGGTGCAACGGCTAACGTAGATTTAGGAACGCATACTTTACTTGCTGCTAAAGGTATTTTTTCAAGTTCTGGTAGTGGCGATACAGTTGGCATAACACATTCAAGCGGAAGTGGTATTGCTTTAAATATTACTAAAGGTGGTAATGGCGAAGGATTATACATAAACAAGACAAGCGGTAGCGGTAATGCTGCGACAATTATAGGTACGTTAAACGCAACTACTTTAGTAAAGTCAGGCGGTACATCTTCGCAGTTTTTAAAAGCCGATGGTAGTGTAGATAGCACGGCTTATGGCACGGGTTCGGTAACAAGTGTAGGCTTATCTTCATCAACAAGCGGAGTAACTATTGGCTCTACACCTATTACAACAAGCGGAACAATTACTTTATCTATTGCAACTGCAAGTGGTTCACAACAAGGTTTACTATCAAGCACCGATTGGACTACTTTTAACAACAAGCAAAACGCTTTAACCAATCCAGTAACGGGTACAGGTACTAATAACTATATTCCTAAATTTACTACAACAGGAAGTACAATAGGGAATAGTCAGATATTTGATAATGGTACTAACGTAGGTATAGGAACTATATTACCACAAGCTAATCTACAAGTTTTAGGAACTATAAAAGTAGCAACAGGAAACGCACAAGGTATTTTAGCACTTGGAGAAGCAAATGGAACAACTGTAAACGTAGGTATATGGAGAGGTGCAGAAAATGCTCCTACAACAGACGGAAACTTTTTAAATCTAGGTGGTTTTGAAGGTATAAATTTTGCAACGGGTAATGCTGCTATTGGAAGTCAAACTACAAGACTTACAATAGCCTCAACAGGAGCAGCTACATTTTCAAGTAGTGTTACTATACAAGGAGGAAATTCTTTAATTGTAAATAATGCAGCTAATACTAGAAGCGGTTCGTTTTATACAAGTGCAGACGGAACAGAAGTAAGTTCTTTTAATGGTGCAGGAGAGCCTTTATTTTTGAAAGCTCCATCTTCATCAGGTAATATAAGATTTATTACTAATGGAGATAATACAACAGGTTTGAGAATGTTGTTGAACGCTTCTGGTAATTTATCAATAGGAAACACTAATGATACATATAAACTTGATGTAACAGGTACGGGTAGGTTTGGTTCTGATAGTGTTAATGGTGATGTAATTATTCAATCAAATGCAACTCCATTAATAATTAGAGGTAGGAGTCCTTATCAAGCAGCAGGGTTAGCATTAACTTGGGATATAAGTCCAAATACCGGTTTGATTGTAGCTCCTTCTTTGGGGTTCAATACAAATGCAACACTTGGTAGTACTGTTGGAACAAGAGCTTTAACACTTGCCTCTACAGGAGCAGCTACATTCTCAAGTAGTGTAACAAGTACTTTAAGTTCTGGAATATTCTTAAACAATTCAAGTGGTGGAACTAACGCTACACAAATAAGAATAAGTAACACAGGCGGTGATGCAAGAATGGGTGTTGAAAGTTCAACAGGCGGAACAATACAAATAGGAACATCGGCATATTCAGCAGTATTTGGTAACCAAGCAAACGCAGCTACAGAATTTACCACTAACGGAACTGTTAGAATGACCATATTAGGAGGCGGTAACGTAGGTATAGGTACTGCAAATCCAAACTTAATTGGTGCTTCAGTTGGTTTATCAATTAATAATGCAACAGATGCAGTATTAGAATTAAACAGAGGTAATTCAAGAGCAGGTTTTTTATATTCTGATGCAACAAGAACAATATTAGCCGAGTATAGAAATTTACCTTTGATATTCTTTACTAACGACACCGAACGTATGCGCATAACAAGTGGGGGGAACGTAGAAATAAACACAGGCTCAATAAAAACAGGCGCACCAACAAACGGAACTGCACAACCTTGGAAATTAGGCAACGCGGTATCAGGTTCAATATCTACAAATAGTTATATCATAGTATCAGTAAACGGAACTACTTATTCTATTCCGGCATTAAACGGCTTACCTTAAAAATTAAAATATGACAAACTACAAATGGCTTATTAGCTCATTAGACAGCTATCCTAAAACAGCAGATGATTTAACAGACGTAATCTGCGTAATACATTGGAGATATCAAGCAGAACAAGTGCAAGATGATAAAACATACTTTGCAGAAGTTTACGGAGCTTCAAGCGTTCCTTCGCCTGACCCTGCGGACTTTGTACCTTACGAGGAAGTTACTTATGAAATGGTATGCGGTTGGCTTGAAAGCATTTTAATTGTTGAATCACTTAATGAAAACCTAGATAGCCAGATAGCTGACCAAATCAATCCAAAAATTGTAACATTACCTTTGCCGTTTAGCAATCCACAATTATCTTTACAAACAAAAACAAACGAAAATGAAGAACAAACAACTGCTCCAATTAGTGAGCAACCTTAATGCCGTAATCGGTAGCCAAGAAACAAAGACACAAAAAAAGTTAGTGCAAATCTACAACAAGGTAAAGCCTTATCACGAAGCCTATAATACGGAAGTAGAAGGACTAAGATTAGACAATGCGCAAACGGATAGTAACGATTGCCTATTGCTTACGGAGAAAGGGGAATACAAATTTTCAAAGGAAGGCATTAAGAAGCTGACAAAAGATATTGAAGCCTTAAATGATAAAGAATTTGATTTTCAAATAATTAACGTGGTCAATCCACAAGGCTTGGAAGATTTTACATTCTTAGAAGATTGGACTACCGGCATAGAATTTAACAAACAAGAAGAAGAAGAACTATAAATGGCAAATAACAACCAAGCAGACCAATCAACAATAGTATCATTAGTTAGTGCTACTCTTAGCATAACAAGTATTCAACCACTATTCACATTTTTGGCGAGTTTGGTTGCTATTATTTCTGGCGGTATGGCTATACGCTACTACTACAAAATGACTAAAAAGCTTAAATGAGAATAATACTTTTAGCTTTATTACTTACATCTTGTGCTTCTGTAAAGAAGGCATCGGAGAAATTAGATAGCACAGTAGTCAAAACTTTTGATAGTGTGCGTGTAGTTGTTTTCGATAGCGTTACTAAAATAGTAGAAAAGGAGGAGTATTTTACCAAGACCATTACTTACTACGATACCCTATGGGTTACTAAGGATAGTATGATAACTATTCCTAAATACACCGAGACCTATACAAGAGGCACAAAAGAGAAGCAGACAGATAGTAAGCAGACCAAGACTGACTCAATGGCTCTAAATCGCACAGAAACAACCCAAATTTCGAAGATAACTAAAAATAAGGATAAGTCCTTTGGCGAGTTCTATAAGGCTCTAATAGCCCTTATATTGATAATAACGGTAATCTTATTCTTTTGGAAACGTAAATAATATGGCAAAAGCAGCAAAAAGCGTAAACGTATCGGCAAACCCGTTACCTATTACATTCAAGGAATTTAGTAAAAACCCTGTTGTTGGTATGCTATTTTTATGTATCTGTGGCATCAGTTATTTGTATATAGACAACGCAAAGCGTAACGAAAAGCAAGACGAAAAGATAGGGAGCTTGTATGAAATGGTGCGTAAAAGTGATAGCAGCAACGCAGCAAGTACGGCTCGTTTAGAAATGGCAGTAGACTTAAAGGCTTTAAAAAAGTTTAAGTAAATGCGTTATTTGATACTTATTGCATTGATAGGTTGCGGAGTTAAACAAGACACGCAATTAGAAACGCTTAAAAATAAAGTAGAACAAAGCCAGATGCAGAGTGTAGAGGTGCAAGGGGTGGCAGCTCAGGATAACAAGAAGGTAATTACTAAGACAGTAAAAACAATAGTTACCTTAAAGGAAACAGTAAAAGAATTAAAAACAGAACTAAATGAAGTTAAGGCTAAATTGGATTCTGCTAATTCTGTCGATACTAATAGCACCAAGTTTCAGCTTCGCCCAATACGTTAAAAAGATAGGCGGCGAGGACAAAATTGTTATTAGCCGGTCAGAAGGCGAGAAGATTAACAACTCTTTTGATAGTCTAACTAATTTAGTAAGCTACCAGAACACCCGTATAGATAGCTTATTAAGAGCTAACATTAAGACAAGGGATAGCTTACGCATTGACTTACTTACCTTAAAAGATACTTTAACACAACGCAATAAAATTGCGATTGATACGTTAAGCGATTATCGAAACAGGTACTATAAAAATATAGCAATTTATGAGCAGTACGAAAAAGCGGTGCAGTTTGAAATAAAACTACACAGGCTTAATTCTGTTTTGTTTGCTATGCTAACATTATTTCTATATTCACAAATAAATTAAGATGCAATTAAACGAGAAAGGCAAAGACCTAATTAAATTTTACGAAGGCTGCAAATTAGTAGCTTACAAATGCAGCGCAGCAAAAGATACTATCGGCTATGGTAATACTTTTTTTGAAGATGGGAAATCAGTAAAGCCAGGAGATAAGATTAGCCAAGAACGAGCCAATGAATTATTTGAAATTATAGCCAAAGAGTTTGCCGATAAGGTTACTCCATTAATTAAGAGTTCAGTTACACCTAATCAGTTTGCTGCACTTACTAGCTTTGCCTATAACGCAGGTATCGGAAATCTAAAAAGTTCTACTTTATTAAAGAAAGTAAACGCTAACCCTAATGACCCTTCTATTGCTTTGGAGTTTGCTAAATGGGATAAAGCCGGTGGCAAGGTTCTTGCAGGACTTACCAAGCGTAGAGCATCTGAGTCAAAATTATACTTCACACCTTAAATTAATATTATGAAATGGTTAGCCAACTTATTAGCAGACGAAAGAGGTAGCGTGTCTACAAAGCGAGTTATTGCTTTACTATCGGCTTTATTTATCTGTATTACCTTATTAGCTAATAGCTTTACGCATCAAGAGATTGCCCCTTCGGATAAACTTGTAGATGCCGTTATGGTTATTTGCATAGCTGCGATGGGTACTACTACAATAGATAAATTCAGCCAAAAATAAACAATGCTAAAATCAAAACGCAAACGACTCTACTTCGATTTGGAATCGTCGCCAAACATCGGTTTCTTTTGGAGTGCAGGTTACAAACTAAACATCTCTACCGAAAGTATTATCAAAGAACGGGCAATCATTTGTATATGCTACAAGTGGGAAGATGAGAAAGAGGTTTATCATTTGGAATGGGATAGTAAGCAATGCGATAAAAGAATGCTGCAAAAGTTTGTAGAGGTAGCCAATACTGCATCAGAACTTATAGGGCATAACGGAGACAAGTTTGATTTGCCGTGGATAAGAACCAGGTGTTTATTTCATGGCATAGATATGTTCCCTTCTTATGTTACTATTGACACGTTAAAGGTAGCTCGTCAAAAGTTTAGATTTAATAGCAACAAGCTTAACTATATAGCTGACTACTTGGGTATTGGCACTAAGATTAAAACAGAATATAGTTTATGGAAGGACATTGTTCTGCATAAGGATAAAGTGGCTATGGCTAAAATGATTAAGTACTGCCAGAAGGATGTGGTTTTATTGGAGCAGGTATTTAACGCACTTAAAAACCATATCGAACCTAAAACACATTACGGGGTTATATTCGGTCAGGATAGAGGCACTTGCCCTGAGTGTGGCAGCGATGAGATAACAATACAAATGAGGCGCACAACCGCAACAGGAGTAAAGAAGATTTTATATAAGTGTAAGACTTGTTTTAAGATACATAGCAAAACAGACAAATAAATGGATAGCAAAATATTAGCAGCAGTTATAGAAGATATGCGTAGCCGGGAGCAAGTAGGAAAAGTTAAATACGGAACTACAATGGATAGAGAAGATTTAACAACAGGTCAATGGATAACGCATTTGAAACAAGAACTGCAAGATGCGATTCTCTACCTCACTAAACTTGAACAAATACACAATGCGCCTCAAAAAGATATTTAGCTTTGGTAATATCTTAGACCGAGAAACCTACGAGCAACTTAGGGAACTAGACTACAACAACCCAAACTTTAAGGGTTGCGGAGATGAGTTTCAGTTCAACCGGGAGTGGTGGGTTATGCTTGATGAAGGCGAGATAGTAGCTTATTGCGGCTCAATTTATTCCAAAGGCATTTGCATATTCAACAGAGCTTGGGTTAAAAAATCACATAGAGGGCAAGGCATACAAAGGCGAATGATTAAGGCCCGGCTTAAAGCTGCATCTACTTTTTGCCACATAGCTATCACTTACACAACCTTAGACAATTTCCCTTCCGCTAATAACCTTATTAATTGCGGGTTTAGACTATACCTGCCGGAGTATTCATACGGGGGTTCTGACAAACTTTACTTCCAGAAGCTAATATAAAAGGTAGTATTTTTACTACTTTTGGCTGCATTTTACTACCGACTTTGTCAAGTTATACCTTTACTTTATTACATTTTTAGTCAAGTTTTAGCTTTACTTTGTACGTTTCTATGTACAAATGCAACAATGTTGCAAAAATAATTGTAAAATATTTTAATACTTTTGCACTTTGTATTGTTAATTGTAGTAGATTTGTGCAAACAAAACACAAATGACACATTTAACCACCTACCAGAAGTTGCAATTCGAGAGATTTGGCAACATCTTACTGCAAGACGGGAGCAGTACACAAAACCCGCATGACCCTCGCTTACTGCCTGAAAATTACGATTACGAGGATGAGGACTACACCTTTAATCGCTGGGCAGAATATCAGTTTAACCTAAAAATGCAAGAGTATGAAAATTGATTTTGTAAAAGAAACCAAGCCAGACGGCACTATATTCTACTACACTTTGCTAGATAATAAATATGATGGGGCAAGTATGTTTTTAGAATATTCACAGGCTTACGAATACTTTGTGAGCCTTAAAAAAAGACAAGAGCCTATCATCGAAATTTTAGAACATTATACAATCCAATAACAATGAAAAAACAAATAGAAGATTTATTAAACTTAGGTTTAGACCTAGACAAGTTTTATTGTGTAACACTTTTTTACGAGATAAAATTACAAGGATATGCAACTGCTTCTTTAATGGAGCATTTAAATCAATTAGGATATGAATTAAATTTTAACAAAAAGAATAATTGGTTTGAATGTAATAAAAATAACGTAAACATTACCTTAATTTTAAACAACTAATATGAGCCTAATTAAAATACAACAGGAACTAAAAGCACCTAAGAATCAGTTTAACGCTTTTGCTAAATACAAGTACAGAAGCGCAGAAGATATAATCGAAGCTGCAAAACCAATCTGCCATAAATACGGCTATGCTTTAATGTTAAGCGATGAGGTTGTAGAAGTAGGTGGCAGGGTTTATGTAAAGGCTACGGCTTGTCTAAGCAACGGAGATGACAATATAACCTGTACTGGTCTTGCTCGTGAAGAGGAAAATAAAAAGGGAATGGACGCTTCGCAGATTACAGGTGCAGCTAGTAGCTATGCTAGAAAATATGCGCTTAACGGACTATTTGCAATAGACGATACAAAAGACGCAGATGCTACCAATGAGCATAAAGACGAGGTCAGCGAAGGTCAAAAAGCGTTCTTAATTGAAGCACTTGATAAAACAAAGTTCACTCAGGAACAAAAGTATAAGGCTATTGAGAAAATCAAAGCTATCAAGACCTTAGAGGAATTTAACAAGATTAAAGAAACAATAAAGAAAAGCTAATGAAAACGGCAATGCAAGAAATGATTGAGTATTTAGAAAACGTTTATTATGTAAAAGAAATACTTGATTGGGAAGATATTAAGAAAAATATAATTAAAAAAGAAAAAGAGCAGATAATACAAGCGCATATAGATGGCTTTGACCATATTGTTGTAGATTTTAAAAAACAAGAATACGCAGAGCAATACTACAACCAAACCTATAACCAAAACGAAAGCTAATGAGGCAACTATTACCATTTGAAAGGCAGATGCTTCTGGCAGAAGTTTACCACTATGCTTGGTATAACGAAGAGGCATACGAGGATTTATTAGCCTTTATTAAAAAGTATGAAAACAAATTAGACAAACCTGTATTTTTTAACCCAATCAATAACAATGACACAACAACAACAAATCTTGAACCACTTGCTTACGGGCAAGACCTTGACACCAATCCAGGCTCTAACGAAGTATAATAGCCTGAGATTAGCAGCCGTAGTATTTGAATTAAAACGCAAAGGCTACAAAGTACAAACGGAATTAATAAACGTTGGTACTAAAAAACAAAGTAAATTAGTAGCTCAATATTCAATTAAAATCAAATGACACCAGAAGACATGGCAATAGAGTTAGTAGATAAATATATGCTACAAACCGATTGTTTAAGTAAAGCAAAAGAATTAGCAATAGCAGCAGTAGAAAAAACAATAAAATCTTCTTATGCTTATTCTTGCTCGGAGGCTTATGGCAGATTTATGGAAGACCCTTTTTTAACAGAGGTTATAGAAGAAATTAATAAACTATAAAAACAAAAAAAATGACAGAGAAAAAATGGAGTACAGGCGGTTGGAAAAATAGCACCGCCAAAGGAGAAGTAATTAATTTTACAATCAACGATGTAAAATATTCAATGTGGAAAAACGCTTACAAGACAGAAGATAAGCAGCCGGACTTTAAGATTTACATTAATGATTTTAACCCTGAAAACAAAACCTATTCAAAACCAAAAGATGATACGGAAGGACTGCCGTTTTAATTATGCTAACTAGAAAAAGAGATATATCAATAAGACAGTTAAAGGAGCTTTATTATGCGCAACGCAACACACACTTGCAGCTTCATGAAATGATGCAGCAGTTAGGGTTGTTAGGCATAGAAGATAACGAGCCTTTGGGTTTAGACATTGGTGCAAGAACGATTGTCAAATTGGTAGACGAAGAGTTTGAGTGCGATGT